GACCTACCTCGACCTCACCGGCGAGTCCTACTTCGTCATCCAGCGCGACGGCCGGGCCACCTTCCCCACCGGGCTGTGGCCCGTACGCCCCGACCGCATGGAACCCGTCCCGCACACCGAGAAGTTCCTGGCCGGGTACGTGTACTCCGGGCCGTCGGGCGAGATGGTTCCGTTGCAGGTCGAGGACGTCATCATGGTGAAGTACCCGAACCCGTACGACATCTACCACGGGCTCGGACCCATCCAGTCGATCCTCGTCGACATCGACGCCGCGAAGTACTCCGCGCAGTGGAACCGCAACTTCTTCCTCAACTCCGCGACCCCCGGCGGCGTCATCCAGGTCGACAAGCGCCTGTCGGACGACGAGTGGAACGAGTTCACCGACCGGTGGCGCGAATCCCACCGCGGCATGGGAGCGGCGCACCGGGTCGCTGTCCTGGAGCAGGGCGCGACGTGGGTCGCCAACGCGCACACGCAGCGGGACATGGACTTCGCGGGGTTGCGCAACATCTCCCGCGACGTGATCCGCGAGGCGTTCGCCATGCACAAGGCGATCCTCGGCCAGTCCGACGACGTGAACCGCAGCAACGCGGAGACGTCGCTGGAGCACTTCGAGTCGTTCCTGGTCACCGACCGGCTCGACCGGTGGCGCGACGTCCTGAACTGCTTCTACCTCCCGCTGTTCGGTAGCACGGGCGACGGCGTGGAGATGGACCACGACGACGCGGTGACCGGCAACCGCGAAGCCGACGCCCTGGAGCTCAAGGAGAAGGCGAACGCCGCCCAGATCCTCGTGAGCGCCGGATTCGACCCGCACGAAGTCCTCGAAGTCGTCGGCCTGCCCGACATGGCCGTCGTCGAGAAGGCCACCCAGCAGCCCGCGCTGCCCCCCGGGTGGGTGCCCGGAACCGCAGGCGCACCCGACGCCGCACCCGAACTGCCCGCCGCCGAGCCCGGCGGCAAGCCGGCCAACCGCGCCCGCGCGCTGCCCCGCGCCGCAGCACCCGCCGCGACCCTCGACCTGTCCGAGATGGACGCCCAGCACACTGCGGCCACCGACCAGCTCGCCGCCGACTACGCCGCCCAGATCACCCCCCAGCAGCGCGCCCAAGTCCTCGCCCAGATCCGCGACCTCGTCGCCGCGGGCAGCATCGGTGCGCTCGGCGCGATGGCCCTGAACCACACCGCCGCGAAGCTCCTGCTCCTGGCCGCGATGACCCGGTTCGGGCGCGAGTCGGCGCAGCAGGCCAGCAGCGAGGCCGCACGCCAGGGGGCCACCGCGCAGCCGGTACAGCCGCAGCAGGCGAACCTGGACGCGGCGGCCGAGGCCGCTGCCGGGATGCTCGCCGCGGAACTCGCCCTCGCCGCCGGGCGTGAAGCGGCCCGGGCGGCCGGCGGATCGGCGACACCCGACCCGGACCAGATCGCCGCGCACGTCGGCCGGTTCCTCGACGGCCTCTCGGCGGCCGGGCAGCGCGCGCAGCTCGGCGGGGCGCTGGCGGCGGCGCAGAACCAGGCCCGGCACGCCACGTTCACCGCCGGACCCCGCTGCGAACTCGTGGCTAGCGAGACGAACGACGCCAACACCTGCGGCCCGTGCTCCCTGATCGACGGCCACTCGTTCGGCTACAGCGACAACGCGGACGCCGTCGCCTCCGCCGCAGCCGCGTACCCGACGTCCGGGTACATCGCCTGTGAAGGCAGGGAGCGCTGCCGGGGAGCGCTCGCCGCCGACTACACCGCTACGGAGCCCGTGAACGCCTACCTGATCCCGCTGCCCGACTGGCTGCGGTCCGGCACGGCCCTGAACGGCCACGCGAAAGCAGGCGCCCGATGAACACCATGAGGGAGGGTTCGTGAGCGCGCAGCACCCGATGCGGGCACGCATCAGCAACGAGGGCTCCGGCCCGACCAGAGTGGACGTTTTCGACGACATCGGAGACGGCGGCTGGTACGGCGAGGGGCTCACGGCGAAGGACTTCACCGCGCAGCTCGCGGGCGTCAAGGGGCCGCTGGACGTTCACATCAACTCCAGTGGCGGCGCGGTCGGAGACGGGATTGCTATTGCCAACGCCGTGCGCGCCCACCCCGGGCGCAAGCGCACGATCGTGGACGGCATGGCCGCCTCCATCGCGTCGATCATCATGCAGGCCGGTGACGAGCGCATCGTCGAGCCCGGATCCATGGTGATGATCCACGACGCGAGCACGGCAGCGGCCGGCACGGCATCGGACTTCGAGAAGATGGCCGCCGACCTGAACAAGCACAGCGACAACCTCGCCAAGCAGTACGCCGACCGCGCCGGAGGCACACCGGAGCAGTGGCGCTCGACGATGAAGGCCGAGACGTGGTTCTCGGCCGACGAGGCTGTCGCGGCGGGACTGGCGGACCGCGTCGGCGTCGGCACTGCGGCGCTGCCGAAGAGCTTCGACCTCGCGGCGTTCCACGCGGTACCGGGCCGGATCGTGGCGCACCTGCGCTCGATGCCGACGCTGGAGCTACCCGCCGTCGCGCCCGTCGAGGCCGCTGCCGTCGCGCCAGTGGCCAACGCCTACCAGCCGCAGCCGTACGAGCGCGAGGACTGGGAGAACGTACTGTGCCCGGTCTGCGGCAAGTACAACGACGACGACGGGATCTACTGCGGGCAGTGCGGGGTGATGCTCGCCGGCCGCGACGACGTGCACGGCGCACCCTCCGAGCCCGATGACGGCGACGGGGAGGGCGACGCGATGGCGCACGCGGCCCGCACCCTGGTCGCAGCCGGGCTCACCGCCGACCACGTCCTCGCGTTCGTCAACGCCGCCGTGGACGAGTCCGACTGGGACGGCGACCACGCCATGTCCCTCGCAGCCAAGTCCGACGACCCGGCCGCCACGTACAAGCAGATCTGCGCCGGACGCCGCGAAGGCGACCCGTCCAAGCAAGAGTCGTGGGCGCTGCCGTACAAGTACCCCGGCAAAGGCCCAAACGCCGCCGGCGTCAAGGCCGCGCTCGGGCGTCTGACCCAGACCCAGGGCCTCACGAACGAGGCCGAAGCCAAGTCGCTGCTTCAACGGCTCATGAAGCAGGTCAACCCCGACTACGAGCCCGACAACCACGCGGCACTGCCCGCATGGCTCACCAACCACGACCAGACCCCGCCGCTCCCGGCGTGGCTGCAACCCGCCCAGGAGGCGAAGTGACGACCACGATTCCCGACTCCCCGGCGGGACTGGCCGAGGCCCTGAACGACACCCGCAACATGGCCGAGATCGTCGGGTCCAAGGAGAAGCTCAACGAGTGGGTCCAGGGCTACGCCGAGAAGTTCTCGGCCCGCGACAAGCAGGAGACCAGCGCGCAGATGCGCGAGGAGCTCCAGCTCACGCTCGCCGAGTGGCTCAAGAACAACGGCTCCGACGCGAAGCCCCCGGTCGACTTCGCCGGGCGCCAGGCGCACAAGCTCTCCCCCAGCATCCAGGGGCTCTCGGCCAGTGCGCGCAAGTCCCTGTACAACAAGCGCGCCCCGGGTGTCGCGGCCGACGGGATCTTCGAGGATCCGTCCGAGTTCTTCCGCGCCACGTGGCACAAGGCCGACAAGATGCGCGACTGGCACGAGCTCGCGCCGAAGCTGGCGAAGCTCCAGGAGATCCAGAACAGCTACGGCTCCGAGGTCCCCGGCGACGGCGGGTTCCTGATCCCCGAGGAGCTGCGCTCCGAGATCCTGCAGGTCGCGCTGGAGACCGCGGTCGTGCGCCCGCGCGCCACCGTGATCCCCATGTCGTCGCTGCGCGTCCCGATCCCGATGATCGACGACACGTCGCACACCAGCAGCATCCTGGGTGGCGTCGTCGGGTACTGGACCGAGGAGGCCGCGGGCCTGACCGAGTCGCAGGCCAGCTTCGGCCGCGTCACTCTTGACGCCAAGAAGTTGACGGCGTACGCCGAGGTCCCCAACGAGCTGTTGCAGGACGCCCCGGCGTTCGAGGGATTCTTCTCCGGGACGTTCCCGAAGGCGATCTCCTGGTTCGAGGACGTCGCGTTCCTGACCGGGACCGGCACCGGCGAGCCCCAGGGGTTCATCAACTCCTCCGTCGCCATCCAGCAGGCCATCGAGACCGCGCAGATCGGCGAGGCCGCTTCCACGATCACGTGGGAGAACCTGGTCAAGATGTTCTCCCGCATGCTGCCCACCTCCCTCGGCCGGGCGGTCTGGGTCGCGTCGATCGACTGCTTCCCGCAGCTCGCCACGATGGCCCTCTCGGTGGGCACCGGGGGCGGCCCGGTGTGGATCGGGAACATGGCCGGCGGCACCAGCGGCGCCGACACCCCCCCGATCTCGATCCTCGGGCGCCCGCTGTACTTCACCGAGAAGACCGGTCCGCTCGGGACGACCGGCGACATCTCGTTCGTGGACCTGTCGTACTACCTGATCGGTGACCGCATGCAGATGCAGGTCAGCGCGTCGGAGCACTACAAGTTCGCCTCAGACAAGACAGCGTATCGAGTCGTGTCCCGCGTGGACGGGCGCCCGTGGCTTCAGACGCCGCTGACCCCGAAGAACGGCGGCCCGACACTGTCGCCGGTCGTCCAGCTCGCCGCCCGGTAGCACCCCTGGGGCCGCGGCAATCAACCCCCGCGGCCCGTAGACGCAAGCGCGCAGTGACGCCCGCGCCCAAGAACCCAGTCGGAAAGGCGCATCATGGCCATGGAATTCCTCGGCAAGTACGGCAACGTGCTGCCCGTCGCGTCCGGTGTCGCGATCAACATGAGCAACGCCGTGGGTGTCGCGTTCTTCGGGACGAACGACAACACCTACACCCTCACCCTGGCGACCACGTTCGCGGGCTCGTACTCGCAGCCGTCCGGCTGGAACCCGATCACGCACTACTACACCAACGCCGACAACGGCGTCGGTACCGGCGCGTGGACGGACAAGGTGACGCAGGCCGCGTCGAACGTGGTGACGATCGCCACGGACATCGAGGTGTGCATCCAGGTGTTCGGGCCGATGATCCCGGACACGTACAAGTTCATCAAGTGCACCGCGTCCGCTCCGGGCGACGGCGTGCTGATGGCGGTGCTGTACGAGCTGAACGCGCCGCGCAAGCCGCTCAACCTCCCGAAGATCTCGGCGTAGGGCGGCGGCTGATGAGCAACATCATCCAGGGGCCCCAGCTGCGCACGCTGGCTCAGGGCCTGACCGTCGTGAAGGCGGCGCAGACGCTGCCGCAGTCCGCGACGGCGACGCTGTACACGGTGTCCGGCGGCGCGGTCCTGGTGACCGGGCTGATCGGCGTGGTCACCACGGTGCTTCCCGCGAGCGACCCGGTGCTGTCCCTGGGCACCGCGCCCACGGTGGGTACCGCGCAGACCTCCGGGATCGCGACGACCACCGTCCTGACCAGCGCGGAGGCCGGGACGCTGATCACGGTGGGCGCGAGCTCGGGCCTTCCGGCGGCGCTGGTGGTCATGGCGACCGCCGCGAAGGCCGGTAGCGCGGTGTTCCTCGCGAACCCGTTCGTCGTGTCCGCCGGGACGATCACGTGGACGACGGGCGCGTCCAAGACGGGCGCCCTGAAGTGGTACCTGACGTACATCCCGCTGGACGACGCGGCGGCGGTGTCCTAGATGACCTACATCCTGTCGCCGGCCGGTGTGCGCGGGGCCTCTCTGGGCGTCCGCGTGGACCGGGCCACGGCTGCGCTCCCGCAGTCCGCTACCGGGAGCATCTTCACGGTGTCCGGCGGCAGGATCGTGCTCACCTCGCTCGTCGGGGAGGTGACCACTGTCCTGGGCGCCGTCGCGACGACCCTCGCGGTGGTCGCCACCCCGACGGTGGGCGCCGCCACGACGCTCGCGTCGGCGACTGCGGTCACGAGTGACGCGGTCGGGGACTGGCTCACGCTGCCCGCGACGCTGGGCAGCGCGCTGGTGCACACCGCGGTGGCCGGGGCGGTGGCGCTCCCGTCGCTGAGCCTGGGAATCCTTGTCGCGGTCGGCAGCATCCAGCTGACCGCCAGCGCGAGCGACACCGGCAGCGTGAAGTGGTCGATGACCTATGTTCCGTTCGATGACGGCGCGACGGTGGTTGCGGCGTGATGGTGACCGAGCTGTGCGGGTGCGGTATCAGGTTCGCGATCGGCCTGATGCGGTGCCCGCGCTGCCAGGCGGTGTCGGCGAGGTTCGCGGGTGTGGTGAAGGAGGACGCGGTGCCGAGGATCACTGTTGCGGGTGGGCCGTCGAACGCGGCGGCGGTGCCCGGCGAGGTCGGGCATGTTCCGCCGGCCGAGGATGCGCCGCCGGGGCAGTGGAAGGGCGAGCGCGGGCCCGAGCTGATCGAACTGCCTGCGGGCGCTGCGGTGTTCCCTGCGGGCTGGACGCAGGTCGAGGCTGTGCCGGACTACGGCTCGATGACGCAGGCTGCCCTGCGCGACGAGGCGAAGACGCGGGGTCTACCGGTGGGCGGCTCGAAGGCGGATTTGGCGGCGCGCCTCGCCGAGCACGACGCGGCGCAGCTCCCGGCCGAGGCCGTGGCTGTACTCGCGCAGGGCGGTGACTGATTTGTCTTGGTACCAGCTGTTGGACATCCGGCGTCAGGCGCGGCTGGAGTTCGAGCGCGACCCCTACGTCATGGGACCGCCGGTGGCGTGCCCGAACGACGGCGAGCCGCTGGTGGCGTCCCCGCCGAGCGAATCAGGGACCTGGTTCTGTCCGTTCGACGGCTGGAAATGGCCACAGGACTGGACGCGCCCCGAGCCGCCCGCCGGACTGTTCGACGGGGTAGCCGAAGGCGCCGGGTCCTACGGCGGACTGCCGTAGCCGACGCAGCGCGCCACAACTGAATACGTACTCCGCAGGCCACCCCGCGAGGGGTAATCGGGCGAGAAAGCAAGGTCCAGTCGTAAGGAGGTGAACGGGTGAAGCCGACGCACGGCCACACCAAGAAGCACGCAGGCTCCCCCAAGCATCACAAGTCGACCAAGCACAAGCCGACCGCGGCCCAACTCGCCGCAGCCAAGCTGGCCGCGCACAAGAGGAAGCTCCAGAAGGCCGCCGCGCTGGCCGCGCACCTGCACGCCGTCGCCAAGGGCGCCACCCCCGCGGTCCCCGCGAAATGGTCCCCGTCCGTGGACGTCGCGGCCTGCGCGATCGAGGCCCTCGCCGCGTCGCTGCGCATGGCCGGGCACCCCGTCGCCGACACCGATGTGCTGGACCTGTACTGGCGGGTCACCGAGGACCCGGACGCCGGGATGACCCTAGAGTCGGCGATCGGCGCGGCCTTCGACCACGGGCTCGCGGGCGTCACGCTGCTCGGCGCGGCCCCGGCCCGGCGGCTCGGGGACGGCGTCGTGCTCGGCGTCCAGCTGCGCGAGCGGCACGCGCTGGCCGTGGACGGGCACGGCGTCTGGTCGTGGGGCCAGTGGCGCCCCGCCTCATGCGGGCTGCTCGCCGCAGCCGACGAGGCGTGGGCGCTGGACTGGGCGGTGACCGCGTGATCACGACACCGGTCTACTCCACCCGCGAAACCGTCAAGTGGTCCGGCGACATCAAATGGACCGCGCGCGTCGACTCGCTCGTGGACAAGGCCATGGAATCCGCCGCGCGCACCATCGAAGGCCACCTGCACCGCCTGTTCTACCCGAACGACACCACGAAGTACTTTGACTGGCCCAACTTCCAGTACGCCTACCCGTGGCGGCTCTGGTTCGACCAGTGGGACATCGCGGTGCCCACCGCGGTCACCTCCGGCGGCACGGCGATCCCGCTGTCGGCGTGCAACTTCGAACCGGCCAACTCCGGACCCCCGTTCACGTACCTGGAGCTGAAGCGGAACCTGAACTACGGGTTCGGCGTCGGCCCCACCCCCCAGCGCGACATCGCCATCACCGGGACGTTCGGATTCTGGGCGTACACCGACCCGGCCGGCGCGCTCGCAGCCGCCATCAGCAGCACCACGGGCACTGTCGCGACCGTCACCGACGGGTCGCTGGTCGGCGTCGGCGACCTGCTGGTCGTGGACTCGGAGCGGATGCTCGTGCAGGAGCGGGCGAACACCGACACGGGGCAGACGAACCTGTCCGGTGCGACCACGGCCCTGTCGAGCGACGTCGCGGTCGGCGTCCCCGACGGCACTGCGGTCCACCTGGGCGAGGTGGTCCAGCTCGACTCCGAGCGGATGCTGATCGTGGATGTCACCGGCAACACGGCCACCGTCAAACGGGCGTGGGACGGCACGCCGCTGGCGGCGCACACCGTCGGCACGCACATCTACGCCTCCCGGGTGCTCACGGTCGCGCGCGGGCAGCTCGGGACGGCGGCGGCCACGCATTCCAACGCCGCGCCGGCCAGTGTGCACCGGGTGCCGTCGGTGATCCGGGAGCTCTCGGACGCCGAGTCGGTGAACACGGTGAACCAGAAGGTCGGGGGCTACTCCGATCCGGAGGGTGAGGGCGCGAGCGCGGTGAAGGGCCTGGGCAGCAGCCTGGCGGACCTGTGGGACGAGGCCGAGACGACGTTCGGCCGCAAGGCCCGAAGGCGGACGATCTGACATGGCCGGATTCGACTATCAGGGGCTGATCGACGCGGTCGCGTCGTACGCGATGCAGACCGGGGAGTTCGAGAACCCGGTGCCCACGCATGAGCCGAAGTCGCGGCCGGGGTTCGGGATGACGTGTTCGGTGTTCGTCGCGGGCATCGAGCCGGTGGGGGAGGCGTCGGGCCTGAATTCGGTCAGCGGCCTGGTCTTGATGACGGCGCGGGTGCAGACGCCGTTTCTGCAGCATCCGGCGGATCAGATCGACGGGAACGTGCTGCGTGCGGGCGGGGCGGTGATGGCGTTGTTCGCGGGGGGGTTCACGCTGGGCGGCATCGTGCGCAATGTGGACATTTTCGGGGCGCACGGGCAG